CCGCTAGATCAGATTACCACTTACTACACCCAGTTTAACCCCCAGGTGGATTTATTTAAGGTCTCGAAGTTGGTAAGAAAGAGACCGCTGGCCTTCCAGCTGGTGAGGGGCCAAGCCCCGAGTTTAACGCCTCACTCCAATCGGCTTGGGCGATGTTGGACGCCACCAACACATTGAGTTTATAGTCCCACTCCCTAAGGCTTGGACTCGTCTTACGACAGTGAGCTGCGCTCTGGCAAGCCCGTGCAACCATCTATACACCCATCTCAACCCACGGATTCTGCCGCTGGTGGTAAGGGGCCACCACTAGACATCTAAAGGCCATCATGAGGCCACGTGGTGATGGGGAGCATGGTTCGCACCATCCATAAGTTAACCACACCCAGCGCTCATTCAAGAGGCGGAAAGTGTGGGGTCTGGAGCAAATGCATGAGTAACTTGCTGATCAGGCAATGTTACCGTCGGAGATCGTGGACGTGCGGCGCGAGGCTTACGGCCCTCGGTTGATGTGCTCGCACTAGTCGCTGGTATGGTGGGGGGCAATTGTGGCAAACGTTCTGGTCGTTGTAGACTCAATGGTTGTTGGGTGGTGTAATCACTACCCTTTTGTCCTGTCAGGATTTTGGTTGCCATAGCAGCGCGAAGCATACTCGCATCTCTTATGTAGAGTGCGGGCTCCTGTTCCTCCAGTTTGTAGACACGTGAGGGTAGAGTGCGCTCCACGACCATCTTGGAAGATATCTTATCTTCCCAAAATGGGTAGAGGGTTCCTACTCTAGCGTCACGTAATATGTTGATTCCATCGACAGATATCTTCAGTGCCAAACCCTTCGACTTTGCATCCACAGCCCGTGGCCATCTTGAAACAAACGTAGCAGCTGTGCTCACGCTGTGTTCCCGGACGAGCTGGATGCGTTGCCCTGAGTCTTCACTTACTATGTCAATATCGATGTAACCGTTGGTGCCGCTCAACACCGTAGGGACGTACACGACCATAATCAACCTATGTAAGGTATATGTGTCGCGTATCCAGCCCTTTTTAACGGATGTCAACAAACTGGTGGTTTCTTTGGACCTCAAAACCAAGCTTTGCACGTTGTTGTTATTGTACAGATACATGGATTTGCAACAACGTTCCTTAATTCCAGAGCTTTGTATAGCCATTTCCCACTCCATCTTCTCAGCATTGTCATCAAATGCATCCTGCATTGAAGCGACATGCTCATCCAATCGACTCATGGTAAATTCCTTAAGTTTACCCACACAGCTACCACCTACTGCGTGGGAACCCGTCGGTGGACGGGACGGTACATACCCTCCGGAGGTATGTCCGTGACACATACATCGGCGCTTGTCAACCTGCCGACGGCTGTTAGGAGATCACGACTTGAGACGGACTACTGAATCTGGATTTACACCGATGAATTCAAGGCTAGTTTGCAAGCATAGTCTTTACGCATACGCCCCGACTGGGACTACGGAAGGATCACCCCTCCGATTGCGCTCACACGGAGACCGTTGTTCAGTAAGCTATTCCACTGACCGCTAAGGCATCCAATTCTGCCTCAGGGTCACGTTCTAGCCGCCCCCCTTGGGTACAGTATTGTGGCAGAACCCATGGATCACTCTCAAACAGTTCAGGACTGTTTACGTGGTCCAATTCAACGGTTCTAAGCACAGCCATCGCACGTGGGGCATCCAATTGGCCATACATCTGCTCTAATGCAACTTGCATATCAGGTGAAATTCCAAATGCAGCTGCAAAAGATAGACGTGCCTGACTCGTGATAGCCATTTCCTTGTACTTCATAGTTCCTGCTAGATTGACCATGCCGCATCTGTATAAAGGGTGTAGTTTCACCTTACCAACATCAGACCCAATGCGACACAACCAAGAGTAGAACGCTTCCATAACGGGGATACCATATGTGAGTGCGAGTCCACACTCACCAATTGCGCGCCACCACGTATGTAACTGGTCCCAGCTGATGACTGAAGTCATGTCTTTGCTCAAGCAAACCAGGTTACGTACCATACGCCAACTCTCACCGTCAAATACGGGATGTGTTTGGCAAAATTCAATGCGCTCCAATTGATACACAGGTTTCTCAACTTTCATTGTAAACCCAAGATTCCCATACCACTCATCCACTGCGGCATTAAACCGGTCAACATCTTCGGATTCCATGATGACAATGCAGTCATCTCCGTTGTCAAACAGTTCATGGCGTATGCCGAGTTTCTTGCACAGTGAGTACGTAATACCCACCATTAATACACAATTACCCAAAGCGGTATCCATATCCCCACTCATTCTACATCCCTCAACCTTATACTTTACCCTGCCATCTTTGGCGGTGCCATATCCCTTGTTCACGTACATTGCTTTGAGGATCTTATTGAACTCATCATCACGGCAAAATTTGCGGTATATAGAATGAGTCCACTTTAGCGCATCAACTGACACATGTTGGTCAAAGCGGGAGGCGTCCAAGCCAACGCAACTGGGTTGGTCGAACAGCGCCCATTTCTTTGCCAAGATATCCCCAGTCTGTAGCGCATTAAATCCCTTAGCAACACACGGATATTTGTACATCCTGCCCATAGCCTTGTAGATGAGATGTTCCATTGGTTTAATGTATTGAGCGAAGCAAACATTAAACCGTGGGTCCCGTGGCTGTATGACTCTAGGGGCAGGGTCTGGCTTACTGGTAAAGTTAATCTTTTCAGCTTTGATGAAGGTTGATACTCTAGCATCTTTCTTCAGGTTTAACGGCTCACGCACAACACTCTCAGCGGCTTGGGCATAGCGCAATCGTTGGCGCCCGCTGTATGATTCCACTACTTGGTCCAGGGTCCATGGGTGGACCTTAAAGCCTTTTAGATCTGACTGAAAAGCCAAATTGTCAAAGGCCCCAAGTATAGGCCTCTTGGGAAGGGTACCTTTGTTGGTGGTATAAAACACACGTTCATTGATACCCCTCACTAAGTTTGCCAGAGAGTTGTTGTGCACTCCAAACACAGCTCTTGGCCCTGGCGCATCTATATGATAACTGATGCGCTCTACAGGGCGGGGGCGTGACACACTCTTGACGACAATGGCTTTGTGTAGCACTACAGGCTTGACCTTAGTGCACACACCACGTCGCAAGACGACGCCCCCCTCTAAAAACCCGGCTTGCGTAGGCTGTCCAACACCTGATCTAACTGTGTTGGACACAACCACATGTTGACCGCAAGTCTACTCATGTAATAGACTTCCGACCGCTTAAGTCCGGCGTTGCTCAAGATCTCGCGTGCCACACGGCCACCCATCTCAACATTAGCTGGGCTGGCCACTCGAATTCCAAATCTGCTGCGTAGTTCCATAGCAACAGACTGGCTGGTTGGTAGAACCTGCACTTCAACTGCCTCAGGTGTGGCTTGGGCAGCGGCTTCGATTGCAAGCAACTGTGCAGGTGCTGTGGGTACTTCCTGATACAACGGTACAAAGGAACCACCGACCATGAAGCCGGGAATCGGTCGCGATGTACTGGTACCTCCGACAGGGCTGGATGTGTCAACTTCCTCTGTAACCAAGGCAGAGGAAGCTGTTTTGTCGTAGATTTCGACATCAACGTCGATCTCAGACACACCAGCATCGTACCATCCCTCAATTCGCTGCTGTAAGCTATTGAGACGACGCTGCCCGTTGATGATACGGACCCAATCGTCATCAAATTGCAAGTTTAAGGGCAACTCAGCGTTAACGAATTCTGAGGCCTGTTTGTGGGCCCCGGAGAGTTTGGAGAACAATGTAGCTAAAAACTCCATTGGGGTGAAGGTCCT